ACTAGACTGGTCATCACTGACCTTGACTTAGTTCCTGACGCCGTTAAGGCGTGAGATAACTAATTCCGTCCACCTATACAGGTGGACGGGTGTCAACTGTGCTGGAGGATTCCAGCACACCCACTTACGCACGTACTTATGCGATAACATGGGTACCCTACTTCGAATCACAACAGAATCATCATCCTCTAATCTTCTTCGGTTCTTATCAAGGAACCAGAGGAAAAGAGAACGCGAGTCACATATCATTCGTGTCTTGGAATTACTAACAAGACACTTATAATACACAACTTGCTTATGATGAAGACGATTGTGAAATAACTTGAGTTTATAAGCAGAGTAGATATCTATATAGATACCACTTGTGCTAACGTTATTAAACGGTACTAAAGGCATTGCTTTTTGATTCTGTTCATACAGATCAAGTAAGTAATGTTCTAAAGCACCGCCAGGGTAGCATATAGCTGCCAACCCGTTTATATTATGGGAGATTAAAGGTAGCTTTTTACAGCTAGCCCAATCTCTTAAATAAAACGGAGTAACGTTGTGACCAAGATACCAATCAGTACCACATGATTCCCGAAAGGGACCCACGTTGTAAGATTTGTCCTTGTTCACTGTAAACCCAAGGAAGCTTAGCATGCGAATTAGATCTGAGTATAACTCTGTTTCGATGACTATATCGTCACCATAAACAGAATATGCCTTTGATCCAACAGCATAACAAGCCGAAGCGAAAATCAAAGTCTCCAGTGCAAAAGTAGCTCCGTTTCCCATAGAGGAAAACTTTGCATACTTCTTAATATCGTTATTTAAACGATAGTAAGACGCACGGACGTCCGTCAGATAATTAAACCATTGCTCAGGAAGTAACCAAGCAACGGCATTATAAGACAGCGTGTCAGAAGCCATGGATAGATCGATGGTAGAAAGTGAGCCATCAATCGAACCTTGCTTCGACAAATTTTGATTTCGAGACTGGTCGCGGAGATCGATCTTTGCATAAATGCGAAGTCGCTCCTTACAGTAATCGTCAAAAGCTAGCTGCAAGGGAATATTTCCCTCTTGTTCGCAAGCTATTGTACGAGCTGTCTTCCAGTTCTTAGGGACAGTCTCAACGCGATTCCACTCTTTTCCGATAAATCGTTGCTTATAGCCAAAATGCACGGCTAGAGCATCGAGATATGGGATAGAGCGGTGCGTTGCCGAAATACGTCTTCTAAGCTTTAGAACGGGTAGACTATCCCGCCTATTGCTTGTAGCAGAAGCGCCGCTGGTTATCCTGATTCTAGAAGGTAAATCCTCTAGAAAATGTGAATACTCACCTAGGACACTTCTAATGAAGCGCTCAGCTCTTGTCATCCACTTATCAAGATCGGGATCTAAACGATCGCGCTTGGTAAAGTAATGATCAAGACGTCGATTTGTAATGCGACACAATCTTTCGGCTTTATCAAAAGTCTTAAGAGCGGTCTCATTACAGTCTACACTGACAAATACTGCATTCTTTTTAAAGAATGCAGAAATTTGCCTAAGGTGAGTAAACACATAACGATCATGCTTTGCTTGATCGAACAGGTCACCGGCCGCAGCCAACTTTGGTAGGTCACGATTTCGAATTAAGCCCAAAAGCTTATTCGTCAACGCGTCACCAAGTTGACACGAGTAGTCAGTAACATAGTGTCGACACACGTCGTACACGCATGTTTGAGTTTTCACACGAAATACTCCTCTCTGGTTGATGTGGCTGTAATCGCTCCTTGACAAAAGGAGCAATTATCGACCGCAAGACAAACCTTCGTTCATCATGCTCTAAATGTAAAAATACAAGTAATAAAAATATTACGAGTATTACTACAAGAAGGGTATGATTATGAAAGGTATTCTTGCGTGCTGACGGCATTAGCAAATTCATCGCCCGCAATAATATCGCGGAAGATGGCTAAAGCTGCAGTTACATCACTGCTCTGGCCGTCAATAGGCGACCGGAAAACAGCAGAGAAACTGACCTTTTGTGGAAGAATCAACGAGTTCGCGTCTTCAGTTGCGTGTAATACGCTAACAGAAGTTTCTTGAACAGTTTGATTCCCCTGCGGCACACGGCGCTTCTGAATGACGAGTTTCGGCTTCGAAACTGTGTGCCCAGATGTCGTGTACGTGCGAGAGTCTCCATTATCGGAAAACTCAGTGAGTGCGGTTGTCATTGCCGCCATATCATATCTCCTTTAAAAAGGTAAAATTAATGAATCCAACCTAGGTGCATACACTATATGTAAGCTTTCCCATAAGTTGGATGTCATGTAAAAGGTCGGGTATAGTCGCTAGGCTCAAACAGCCCTTAAACTCAAGATTAGTAAGTAACTTACTAAAATCTTCAGTACTAAGAACTGTTGCGCATTTGCAACGATACCTTATCCATACATTTGACATTACAACTAACGGTTCAGCTAAACACATAGGTATACTCCTTAAGAGGATGCATTAACGTCTTTGGAGTAGGAATGAAAGGATATCTAATCCTTTCCATTCATCTAATCTAAGACGAACCTGTGGAATGGAAGTTACTGTTGTAGGAACTCTCTTAACTAATGTTGCGTCACTAGTTGCGGTTACGTCAAAATTACCAGAATAATAGGTAGCTTTGATTGGCCACGACTTAGTGCATGTTTTTGTAAGGGTTACATAGTAACCACCTGCAGCAACATAAGCAGCATTTGTAGTTAAGAATGTGATAGCAGACAAAGCCTGACCTACGTTAATCAACCAATCGACGACAAAAGACCAGGGAACAAGTTCCCAAGCCGTTTGGACGGGATTGAATTGAAACGATGACGGACTTATATCTGCAGTTACGGACCCGCGTACACTCACAGTGTAATCATAAGTGGTTACAAAGCGATATGTACCGACAGAAGTAACACTATCTTCAGTAGACGAATCTGTCCACGAATGAGATGTGCCCTGCCGTTTGGAATACCTAGTTCTCTTATACTCCAGGTTAGCAACTGCTTCTGCAAGATTATCTAAATCATACAGAAGTGTACGCCAACCATATCGCCATTCAAGCCAAGCATTAGCTATGTCTTGAACGCCGCGGGGATAGCGTCCACTAGCTAGACGTTTAACGAAATCGATAAACATCTTTCTAGTTTTCCCTAATTCCGCGAGGAATGTAAGAGTATCATGCCCTGAAGAAGCGATACTTGCAGCAGCTTTTTGGACTTCATAAGAGAAGTCAAAGTTATTGCAAACATCAACTTCCCCCTCAGTTATATACCAAGGGGTAACAGGAGGATTAAGTCCATGGGCTTGAGGAGTGTCAACACTCCACCACCCGGACTGTCCTATCTTGTAACCGGTGAAGGAACTGCCATGAACACCTGTACTCGATATTTCTATCTGAGTCCAAGGCGTCATTGGCAATAGCTCACCACGATTACGACGTGCATGAAAATTAGGCGTGCAAGCTCCTGAAGCACTCTTATAACTAACCGAACCTTTTGCAGTTCGGACTATGTTATTATAAGTGCATCCATTAGCATCGCACGAAGTGTAATAATCAACAGCATCAGCTGGTGTTATTGCACCTTCCGAAACGGTTCCGCATGGCATGATATACCTCACAAGCAGAGTTACTAAACCTCAACCTTCCACGAAAGTCGAGGGTAACGAGGCCGAAATGGATGCAATGGAATTGCATTCTTCCCGCGAAAGCT